CAATAACTTGACAAACGCCTTGAGGTGCCGAGCTCTTGCACAAACGCGTGAACCAGACCGACGTGTTTGTCGACGGTTGTCTCGGTTTTACACAAAGAATTTCCGGTTGTTGTTTCCGGGATATGGGTCACCACATGCCGTTGGCCGGCAAGAATGGTTATCTAATTTTAAACCATGCCAACGTGCTGAGCTGGAAAAAGCTTTTAATGAGATTGATCATGGGCAAGTTTCTCTAAATGAAAAGCACATATGGAAGGTCACCGCCCATACAAAGATTGAGAAGCTGAACAAGTGGAATGAAGTCACTGGGTCTGTTGACATAAGTGACAAATTCTGCAGGTATGGCGTGAAAGCTAGTTATGCGCCACGTGCCATACAGGCTTTTACGCCCTGGGCAAATTGCTTTCTCGGCCCGTATATACGTGGCCAACAAAGACGGCTTAAGGCTGTCTGGGATGACAAGCATTTTATCCGGTTCGGCACTGGGCGGGATGCAATTGGAGTTGGAAAGTTGTTTACATTTGACGGGAAGTTGGTGCCTTTTGACACATTTGTGTTAGAGGATGACTTCAAGTTATATGATTCAACTCAGGGAAAAGAGATGTTCCGACTGTTTAACAATTTCCTTATTCGTACAGGTATCAAAGCAAATCGTGTGGCACATTATGCCTACACAAAATTGTTTACGACCTTTGGGCGAACTCGTGCTGGTCATTCGTATTATACACCATACACCGTGAAGTCAGGAGCCTGCACTACAACGTTGCAGAATTCTTGGGTGAATGGGTTGGTGCATGCGTTTGCACTGTGTGAAGCTTTTGATAAGTCAGTGGATTGGGTGAGTCAAAATTTTATCATTGTTGTTAATGGTGATGACAATGTGATAGTTGACGTAAACGGTCTACTAAGAGCTGAACACAAGCATAAAATTGAGGAGACGTTAGTTGGGCTTGGGCTCACACCAAAATTGAAGGAGCGGACTCTAGGGACTATGACATTCTGTGCAAGTAATTTGTTGAGAACAGATGTAGGCGACGTGGCGACCCCAACCTTGGGGCGCGTTTTGCCGAAATTGCTGTGGTCTACGTCTGAACAGAGTGACCCGGAGGCTTGGTGCCGTGGTGTTTTAGCTGGGACAAGAAATGTTGTTAGTGTGACTCCTTTTCATCAGGAGTTGTACGAGCATTATGGCTCACCTAGCTGTGCACCATTACAACCGAATAGACAGTGGATGTGCCAATCAAATTTGACAGTGTCTGCGGTTGAACGCGCCAGGTATTTGTGTGACAGAGGCATTAACGAAGCTGATTGTATTGAATTCAAGCGGGTCTTGCGTTTAGTTGGGTTACATGGGTTGGTTATAACGCCGGCCTTAGCCCATTTATGCGAGGCCGATAATTAAGGGAAAAAGGATTGGAAAGTGGGCGCCGTAAAGACCACCCCTGTTTGTGGACGGGGAAGAAACTCGAACTGATGAAGGTGAGCACTCACCTGCTTCACGGTGGCTTGGATAGTTTCTCTAGCTGGTGCTATAACCCTCTTCTATCACGATATGGGGAGGTATAATCGTGGCTAGTTGTTTACCAAGCC